GTGCGTCTTTACGGCAGTGGTATATGGAGCCTGAGTAGCCGTAGATGTGGTAGAAGTCACCGGCGTCTGCTACTCGCTCAATGCCGCTGTTCATGCGCCATGAGTCGCCACCGGTGAAGTTGCCGTACCAAGAGCCGACTACCTTATCAATCGGCGGGTTGTCGGGGCTGGTGATGTGGACAATTGCCCACTTGTCTGGTGTGTAGTCACTCATCTTCGTCTTCCTCTTCCTCTATACGTTTAGTTCTACCCATCTCTTTGGCATGTGTCTCACACAGTGTAGCATGCCAGCCGTCGGGGTATGTTTCGCCCGGTGCGCCGCACTCCTCGCACGTAGATTGTGACATACATTCAGCAAAGGTGATGTAGTTCCAGTGCTTTTCAATTGCACCCTGTACGTAGAATCGCAGGCCACCAAACTTTTCCTTTACCTGAGAGGCAACGGGTACCTTAGCGGCCTCCTCGTCTAGCTTGGCTTTCTTCTCGTCAACATACTCCTGTGTTACCACTCCCTTATCTTTGTTCCATGGGTGTGGCTTTCCGATGAGGGTTTGCCAATATTCGTATTGACTTTGAGCTGCACGGTACTCGCTGGTAAGCAGGCGGCACAGTGTGTCGATGATGTTGTACCAGCCGTCACCACAAGAAAAGCCCCAGCACATTGCTGTCTGATTCATTGGCTTGTTACGATCACCGAAAATCAGTGGGTAATCAGCACACAACTTTTCGTCTAGTTCTTTGTTCATTCTGTGTCCTCAATGTTGATTTTGTTGTCTAGTCGGTACTGCTGCTCGTCTTCAAACGCTTTACGGATCTGTGGTCCAATGTGGTGTTGTGTTACAAGTATGGCCTCGATGTGGTTGTTGCTCATCTCGGATAATTTGATGCGCTTTAATGGTTGATCACCACTCTTACCATACGAGCCCCAACAAAATCCCTCACGGATTTCTGTGTGTGGGTCTGTGTCGTATACAGAAGCGTCTGTGTGGGGTGCGTCGTCGTGGATATTGCAACGCTGATAATCAAGGCCGCCATCGATCATATACTCCTTACCATTCTCGTCGATGTATGTCTTGTAATCATGGCGATGATAAGACTGCAACATGGTGCCGTCTGGTGTGATGATTCTATTTGCTAGTAATTTTGGTTCGTTCATTTTGTTCCTCTTTTCTTTAATAATGGTACACCGCCAGTATCACCTTTAAATGTCTCTTTGACAAGGTGCTCGCCCATTGTCTTTTTAAAGATTGCGTCCCAGTTCTTATCAAACTGCTCCTTGTCTGTCGGGGTGATTTGCTTGTCACCCTTACCGCCATCGTGCTGTGTCATGCTAAGTTCCAATATAAGATTTGAGCTGCAAGGGCGACTGGTAAAATACAACCCGCCATGGCTAGTGCTGTGCCTCTTATATCAAATGGTCCGAATTTATTTAGTGCGTATTCCATCACTAAGTCAACCCATGCAATATACAAAATAAAACAAATTGCTCCTAGAATAAACATATTATCTCCTAAACAGTGTTGTTGATTTACGTCTGCCATATACACGGCGAATGCGTAGTGCTTGTATCATGCCGAATGTCTTGTTGCGGTGCCCTTGATGCGCCCTACGGATCTGTACCATCTTAAAGCGTAGTACTAGACTAATTGATTTTTGTCTAGTAACAAATGTCCTACTCCGACCAAACCCCCCAAACACGGAGGTAAAGTCGTTGCGCTTAATAAACTTGCGTCTGTTAAAGCTCTTCATTTTGTGGCTTACCAGCTAGGGCAAACTGTGCATACTGCCACGCTGTATCTCGGACCTCTGAGGGGGTTGCGCCCCGTGCAATGAGCCCCATGGTGGCGGCCACTGCGAAGGTAAATAGTTGTTCTTGTTCGGTCATTAAAATGCTTCCTTCTCAAAGTTGGAAATTGAATCGATATAGGCTTGCGCCTTTGGTTTTAGTTTGACACCAAGGAAAAAGTGCTGACTGCCATCTAACGTGCGGCGGCGAACTGATCTAACACCATGCTCTTGCGTAGTGGAGTTAAAACGATTCTTAAACGACATATCAGTACCGACCCTGAAATTCTTCTTTACTGACCACTGCTTAAAGCAAGCAAACAAGTCGTCCTTATCTACCTCATACCCTTCACCAAACTCAACGGCCTCTTCAATGAACAGGATCATTGGATTGGACAGCTCAGTCATCTCATCAAGCATCTCTTTGCTCGAGTCAGGCTGAATGAAGCGCTGACCTTGACGCGCAACGCGGCGAGTGTGCCCCTGGATTGCCCAGTTAAATATACCGGCCAGCTCAGTCGCGAGGCGATCTGCCAATGTGACATCTTCCTTGTGCATAAAACTGTTGACCATCTGCAGCACTAACATACGGCCAGTGAGCGCGTTGGAGTTTTCAGCAAGCTGCAGCATCTCATTGGAGTACACAATGATTCGCGTTGGCAAATAGCCACTCCAGGACTCTTTGTTCTTGCGGTTTACTGTCACTGTATCGGCGCCCACAATACGCAGTAGCTGCGATACCACACCGGCTGAACTCTTAGCTGTAACGCGCGCGTCTGTGAATGAAGCTAACTGCTTACCTAACCAAGGTTGTAATCCAAACGTATCACACAGCTCCTCCATCTGCGGGCTGACTACGTTGTCCTGGCCTAATAGGTCTGTTAGAACACGATTGATTGTGCCCTTACCGCTCCTTCGCGGACCAATAATGTTTAAGAACTTCTGTTGCTTTGTATCACCGGATAGAATGTAGCCAAAGTATTCCTGTAGCAATTCAATGGACTGCATGTCATCACCCCAAACGTCACTGAGAAACTTTAACCATTGTGGGCATGTTGCCGCTGGGTTGTACTCGAATGGCAATGAGTTGTATGTAAAAAAACCTAATGAGTGCGGGAACAGAACTAACTGATCCATCTGAAATAATCCGTTCTCCATGCTCACCAGCTTATCGGCCGGCGGGTTGTTGGCTGCGTACCCATCTAGCCATACTGGCGGCTTGCCGTTGGGATCATTGGCTAAGTGCACAATGGACTTTAGCGCATCTAGTGCCGCGTTGACACCCGCTGGATTGGCATTGTACGGAACTAGGTTGCCCTTCTTGTCTTGCTTTTGACACTTGTCTAAGAACTTATACATCTGAGAGCGCACTGTGGCCTCTTCAATGAATGAGTAGTGTGTACCAGTGTAGATAAAGAAGTCACCAGCATAATGCACTAACTTAAAGCCACCCTCAACAGCATACAAGGACTGTAAAAACTTCCTAGCATGGTCAAGCGGATTGGAGTGATCTAATACGATCTCACCATTGTCGAGAGCGGCTTGTAGCTTTTTTTGATTCACCTTGAATATCAGCGAACGCAGCGTGATACCTTGGCCTTTGAATGACTTCCACTTATTGGTACAGGAGTTGATGCCAGTCACGGCATACTTACCTGACTGCGCGCTCCAGCGCTCCCAGGCCTCTAACGCTTCTACATCGCCACCGAACTGGTGGTGTAGCGCCATGCCAATGTTCTTCCAGTCATCGTATCCCATGTTGGGATCAAACTCGCTGAGCAATTCCGTTTCAACGCGCAGCAAATCCCATCCTTCTACTGGCGGAGTGTAGTTAGCAAAGTCATCATCGGAATGGTTGACTGTGCGCGGTGGTACATGAGCAGTTAAGTCTTGCGGCTCTTGCGGTACGTCACCGGCAATCTTGTGGCCAGTCATGGTGAAGTACCGGCTCTTTGGGTACACTTCTAGGCCGATAGAATGGTCAACGTGGGCTGCATGGATATCGGCGCGGGTGAAGATCTTAATGCCTGTCCCTGATGGGCTAACTTCTGTATACCCAGCCACATTGGCCATAATACCCTGTGCTAACTCATTAAGCTCACCTGTCTGAGGATCACGGCAATCGTCAATATCGACACCAATGAGGTTATCATCCCCAGTAAAAACGAATCCAATGCCGTCAAAGTTACCATTTTCGTATGCTTTCTGTGCTGTAAAGAAGTCTGTCCATGTTGCTGGGTTGGTGGATGAGGCTGATTTGCCGGTGCTCTGAACTGGTAGCTTGCTCCACTTTTGTGATTCTTGGTCACCTACCAATGTGTACTTCCATAGGCAGAAACGTGGAATCATCTTAAGATCGACTGGTATCCCATTGAAGTCGACTGGTAATGCTGTTGGTTTATCTAACATACTGTTTTCCTTTTTTGCTTACCTGTACTAATACGCAAATTGCATGGTGGTGCATTTCACATTGTGAAAAGTGTGGCAATTGCCATACTTTTGCCACACTTTTTTGGCCATTTTTGGCAAAGTGTGGCAGTAACTTTTTCCATATAAATCAAAACCTTAGAGCATTTTATTGAAAAAATTGCCACACTTTCCATACTTTTCTTAATATTATATTTTTTAAAAATAAAAATAAAAAATAAGAGTAAGCAATCGATTTCAGTTTTTTGAGGCAAAGTGTGGCAATTATTCATGGAAATCGTTCTAAGTCTTTGATTCTATTGAAGAAAGTTACTGCCACACTTTGCCTTTTTAAAAAACAAAAGTGTGGCAATTTTAGGGTAAAGTGTGGCAGTTAGTAACATGTAACATATCCACCCTGCACAATGCAAACTCGCTGGCCACCATCGGGGGTATTGATAATGACTGGGGTTTCTGCCATAGCATGATAGATGTGTGCCCCAAAATACAACAAGGCAAACAAAAGTAACCATTTAATGTACCTGTCCCATTTATGGTAGTTACGCTCATTGTCTAAGAAGATGTTGCGGTCTGGTTTTCCATAGTCCATTTCGATTCCTTTACAGTTGCAGTTTCGCCCTTGATTACAGTTTTGGTTGCAGCGCGTCATAGATGTACCTCGCATCCTTTGTTTTTACGCAAGAACTCATAAGCCCATTCCCTAAATCGTTGCCGGTTTTCGCTGGTTTGTGATTCATGCTCATCCCATAGAAAATCCACAATATGGTTGCCGGATGGATCATTGACCTCTATCTTAGTTATGTTGCCATCCTTGTCATATACATCTACTGGTATCGCTCTCATCTACATCTCCTTTACTTTGGGTTGTTTATCACGCCAGGTATCACTATCGCCGTAATCTCCGGCAATCATGCTCATGCGCTCTGCTTTTCTGAACTCCGGCTCAATACCCCACCATGCCTGGGAAGCGTCCTTGTACTCTATCCAGGCGTCATTTTGCTCGAATAGTTGGTGATTGATGCCGGCGATATCTACACTACAAACTACCTCACTAGTAGGTTGCCAGCCCTTGTTGTACTTCCGGTATTGGCCTAGTGATACATTGTTGCGCGCCCGAATGAATCGGTCGTATGCTCTTTGCTGCTCTTGGGTTAAATCAATCATCTTCTGTTTCCTCCAGCTTATCTAGGTTTAATGCGTCTAATGATGTCGGTTCTTGGAGTAGGTAAAACTTCAGTTGGTTGATTCTCTTAACTGGTTTACCCAAGATGTTTGATAATTCCATAGTCGTGGGATTACGGCCTAGGGTTTGTGTCAATGCTCTTTCGGTATAGGTCATCTTGCGTATCTCTTCGCGCACCTTGATAGGTATACGGACTAGGTTGTCCGTATTATCTAGGCCACGCTCAACTGCTCTTAAAATAAACCCTTTAGCATAGGTCGCGAACTTAGCACCATTTCTTGGATGCCATTGCATTGCCGCCTTAAGAAGCCCTTCATTGGCCATACCAATGAGGTCTTCCTGTGGTGTTTTGCAATGATGCCATGAGGCCAGCTTGCGAATGGTATATACAACAAAACGAAGATTATGCTTAACTAGAGACTCTAGTGCGTCCTGATCGCCTTGTTGTATACGGGTTGCTAGAGCATACTCGTCCTTAGAATCAAGGACTGGTATGCCGTAGAGAGATTGAAGATAATCAGTAAGAAAATCATTTTTTGACATTTCCGCTCCGGTGAATAAATCGCTCGGTACGCATGAACATTTCCAATACTTCGGGAATGGCCATCAAGAAAATACCGAACATCATCCATAATACACCGGTAAAGGTAATTTGTACAGACAATCCAAAGAATGCTAGAAAACAAATAAAGCCGCCGATAATCTTCATATTAAAGCCTCTGATAAAGTAAGCATGGCCACTTGGTACGGCTCTGCCTTTGGTTGTTTAGGAAGGGTAACTAGCTTAGTGCCGGCGGTCAGGTAGGGTTGTGCTTCGGTCTTACTGGCAAACTTGCGCATGACCCCACCAAACTCGTCTATTACTGCATACCGGTAGTTAGTCAATCTTGGCCTCGTACTTGAGAAGATTACCTAACTGGGTGCGTAGGAGTACTACTACGTCCCACTCGCCATTGTCGCGGCCTCTGTCGCGCTCCATGTTGGTCAGCTTGTCTTCGTACCAGTACAAGGCCTTAAGCATACTCATAAGCTCTTCGGAATCTACGCTGATATCGAATCGATTGGAATTGATCTTAGTGGTTTGATCTAGGTTAATCATACTGTTACCTCCAATGGTTTGAGTGTGACTGACTTAACATGTTGCATCTGAGTGACCTGCGCAACAAATTCCGTTGTGCCGTATTGCTTAACTAGGATCGCGCTGATAACGGCGCGGTCGTACTCTTGCACCTCAGCAGTAAAGCGCATGCCCTCATACAGGCCAGCGCCGCGCTCTGTTAACTTGGCCTTAAGCGCGCGAGCGCGTTGCTCTAATTGCTTTATCTCTTGGTCAATATGGCCAAGCTCGTCAATGATATCAGTCGGCTTTTGAAAGTAATCATCAATCGCGTGTAATGTAATCTCTTGTAACATGGTTATTCTCCTAAGTGAATGGTGAGGTCTACTGGCAGCTTATCAATATTATTATCAACAAGCCATAAAATCATCTCTGCTACTGTCTTAAAACTAATCGTATGCTTCATCTTCAAATCCTCTTAATTGGTCGGCCATGTCCATCATACAAGATAAACAAGTAGGGCAAAATTGTACTGGTAGTATGCCAAACTCACCGGCAATACCACCTTCTTCCTCTAGTGAAAAATCACAAGAGCATATTGAGCAATCAATCATTTTGATACCTCTACTATTCTAAAGTTATCCCTATCTTCCGGTGTAGAGATATCACCCATGTTGTAAGCCTTTTCCATGTCGTATAGGTGCGAATCTAGCTCTTCTACGGCCTGCGCGAATGAGTCGAAGGTCATTGGTACTTCGTTGTTGTCATCATCGTACTCATGCCACGTATTCGTCCAGCCATCACATATTGTGGCCTCTTGCACTTCGTATCGTTTAGTCATACTGCCTCCTTTAGATTGATCTCAATCCATGCTGCAATTACTTCGTCAATGTCGTCGGTCTCATTGGTAATAAGGCCGTCCTCAATAATGCGCTTGGCCACATCGGCCGCAAACCACCGGCTTTCTGCTCTTGGTGATTTTTTGAGAGAATCGCCAAGCTGCCACGCGCACTCAATAGCTATCTCTAAGTGTGAATAATTAGTTTTCATAAGCCACCTCATCGTCAAAAATTAACTCCATATTAACTTGCCATTCGTCGCTATTCCAAACCTTTAGCCAATTTTCTTCACCAATCTCTGCCATGGCTTTCTTTTCTAATGCGCGTTGCAGTTTATCGTATGCGTCTCGCTGCATTGGATCTAGGATCGCAATAATTTCTCTTAATGATAGCTTTACTGTTTTCATAATGACTTCTCCCATGCGTATGATGAAATTAAACTCTCTACATGATTCTCGCTGCAATTCTCGAATGGTTCGTATATGCCGGCATGCGGGAATACACTTTCCATTATATCGAACATGGTTTCAAGGCCTACAATATTCATAAGATCCCATGCCGTCTGCTCGTAACCGGAAAAGCATTCTGTGGTGTACTCGCCGAATGCCTTACGAATGGCTGCCGTCTTTGGTCTAGTGCGTTCCATTATGCTGCCTCCACTAATTGGTTGATTAACTTCTCTACTTTTTTCCATGCCTTATCGGCCTCCTTGGTAATCTTGCCACTCATATGCTCGTTAACTGTCAATTCAGTATAGTACTCTACGGCAATTCTTAAATCACTAGCTATCCATTGCTTATCCATTATGCCTCCGCCATCATGTCAGCCCAATCTTGGCCACGCTCGGCCACTACAAAATCATAAGAGCCCTTTGTGCCGGCCTGTACTTGGTCGCGGCTTGGTATATGGTTGCCATAATAATCGCGCGCGTCATTGTGGCCAAGTAAGCATAGGCCGGCGCTGATAGCGTCCATCATAGTGCGGCCATATGAGCCCTGTAATCCCCACATGCCGCCGTTGATAACGCGCTGAATGGCAAGATAGTACTCTTCCATTGTGGCCTCTTCGTCACACTCTATCGTGTTGATATCGTCTAATGTAATCATGGCTCAAACTCCCTTATATTGTGGTTTGTATTCGCCGATATCAATACCGGCTTCTAGTAAAATTGGCCGGCGCGCTTCATGCTCGCGCCTCCATCTTGCTTCTTGCTTTGCCTCATACTCAGCGCGCGGGATCATGGCCTCCAATGCTCTATAGGCCTCTTGGTTCTCGCACTTATTGCTATAGGTATGCTCGCCGCATGGTAGGCCATTGGCGCGCGCCTCTCTGCCGGCCTGAGCGGCCAAGGATTGAATAGATCTAGTCATAATAATGCTCCCTCTAGGTTGTGCGCCTCTATCTCAGCGCGTGTGAAAATTACCTTATAAACTCCGGCATGCTTTAACAGAAAATTAGCATACCGCGCGGCCTCTTCGTACTGCTCAAAATAATGCCCGTTGCAATAGTACATAATTAAACCCTTTCTCTAATTGATCTAGCTATTTTAATCATCTAGTGATCTATTCATACTAGGGGAAACCCTAATTATCTCAAAGTGATCAAGTACGAACGCGCGGATCTCGTTTAGCTCTAGCGCTATCTTATGGCCGCTTTCTTGGTTGATAGATCCTAGGCCATACCATTGGCCGCGCGCTTCGTTATAGGTGAGCTCTATAGCTTGGCCGCGCCATTGTAGATCCATGGCCTTATGACCGGCGGCCAAGTAAACCGCGGCCATGCGCATAATAAGAGCATGCGACGGCGGCCGCTTACTGTTTAAGTCTATTCTAGCTATTTGGTGCAATGTGCTCATGGTTTAACCCTTTAATAAATTGATAAGCCGGCATTCTATACGGCCGCCGGTAATCCGCGCGAAGGCCTTCGCTTTGCGCATTGTCTCGAATGTTGCGGCGTACTCTTCGCCATGGTGGCGATAAAATACAATAAATGGCGCGGCGCTCATAATAGGGCTTTCAATTCGGCCTTTAAGGCCTTGGCATCATCGCCGCGGAATGTTGAAGCATTGGCCAAAAAATAACGCACAATGCCGCGGCCGTCTTCGTACATGTACCGGTCATCGATAGAGTTTAACGCGCTCATTGCGTCCAAATACGGCGCGGCGGCAAAATAGACGCGCGGCCATGCGCGGCGGATATCGCGCGCAATTGTAGAGAGCGGCCGCGCCGCTTGTTTAGTGTTTTCCATGGTTTAAACCTCCAAGATAGTAAAGTGAGAGCCGTTAAACTCATTGGCCGCGATATATTGGCGGCATTCAGTTAGTGAGCCCATAAATTCAAAAATGCCGAGCTCATAAATACAGTATAGATTTTCCATGGTTTAACCTCTTAAATGGATAGGAATGAAGCGGCTTTTAATGGATCCATGCACGATAATGACCGGATCCGCGCGGCGCGTATTCAATCCGCCGTCACATGCGCCGCATTCGCCGCACAATTTGCGGCGGCCTCCCTCTTCACTAGCAGGGCATACAAACTCACCGGCGGCTATTGGTTGATCCGCGGCGCGTACTCTAAACGTACGAAAACCCGCGGCCTTCGCGGCGGCGCGCTCTGCTTCGTTATCGGCCGAGGCCATACAGAGCGCCATAATATCGGCGCTCGCTTTACCGCTCTGCCATTGGTGAGAATATCCAGTATGGCCGGCGGCATTGGCCAATAGAGTGCGCCATATATTGGCCGGTACGGCGGCCGGATCCCCGTAAGTGCCGAGCCGTACCATGCGGCCGGCGGCGGCGGATTGTGCGGCCAAGATATCGGCGGGATAATTACCGGCCACAATGGCGGCCGCAACGGCGCGCGCTCCTTGGCCTAAGTTAACATAGCAAGCGCCACCGGTGCCGCGCCGGTGCTTACAATCGCCGCATATGCTTACATCGGCCAAGGAGCGCGCGTTATCTACCGGTGAGCGGCCGTTATCCACTAGGATATAGGTTTGTACCATATTGCCGGTTTTTGCATTGGTGCTATTGGTGAGCGCTACTACTACAATAGGCGCGCCGTCTAATTGTGAAGCGCCGCGATAGATAATGAAGCCGGCGGGTTTTTTGGTTGATGTCATGATGATAAATCCTCTCAATAAATGGCCGCTTAATTGCATGCCATATATGGATTTTAATCACGGAATGGCGCTAAAAACCGGCGCTTCACCTATCGCTTTCCCTAATAGGGTTTACCCTAGTATATGGCGCGGCCGGTGCGCCGGTTTGCCATTATGGCGCGCACCTACCAGCTCGCCGCTTCGCGTACGCGTATGCACCACATTGGTGCACTGCTATGCCGGCCGCCGCACCTATGCACCACATTGGTGCATAGGCCTATGTTAGTGTGTGCTCACTAACCTGGTGCACCACATTGGTGCATTGCTATGTTGGTAAGCGCTCACTCCACTACAGCTGTGCACCATGTTGGTGCGCTGGCCTAGGTGGCAGGGTAGCAGTAAGCCTATGCACCAATATGGTGCATAAGCATGCTTTTACCTTGATGCCGGCCTTTCTAAAAAGCGATACCCCTAAATGTAGACCCCCCTGGCCGGCCGCCAGGGCCCCTGAGCAAACCTGAGTTTCTATAATTTTTTTGTAAAATTGCATTTCACATTGTGAAAAGTATGGCAATTGCCACACTTTTGCCACACTTTTTTAGCCCTTTTTGGCAAAGTGTGGCAGTAACTTTCCCTATTAGAATCATAGGCTTACAGCGTTTTTTGCGAAAAATTGCCACACTTTCCACACTTTTCTTATTATTATATTTTTTAAAAACAAAAAAGAAAAATGAGAGTAGCGTATCGATTTGGAAATTTCGGACCAAAGTGTGGCAATTTTGGAGAAAAAACGCTGCAACCTTTTGATTCTAAAGGAAAAAGTTACTGCCACACTTTGCCTTTTTGTCAAATAAAAGTGTGGCAATTTTGAACCAAAGTGTGGCAGTAAAATTTTTTTTGTAAAATTTGGCATATGTGCGTATTAGTAAAGGTATGAACAAATATGTTTACCAAATTCAAGGTGCGTTGGAAAACCCACCGGGCAGCCTTAAAGGGCTGCGGATCCTGGTTTGCGATTTGTACAACTTCGATACGGCAGACGCCCCCATCAACATCCTGGACAAAGAGACAGTGAAGTACTTAGAGTTCAGGCTAAAGTTGTCTGATGAAGCACTTAATATCCAAAGGCTGCCCAATGGAGTCCAAAATAAAATACGCGTTCCGTTAGGGAAATGGCTGGACCGATGGGTCCTTGAAAACTTTTATGGCGATACTAGCAACAGAAAAGGTGTTAACCCTTGATTATTGGAAAAGAGCAGGGGATCTCCAAGTCGGAGATATTGTTTTTGACCACCTAGGCAATCCAACCCGCATCAAACTGGTGCAGCAGTACCGAGCTACCCGATGCTATGAAGTTCAGTTCAATGACAACTTAACCATTGCCGGGGACGAACACCTTGCTTTACCTGTAGAAAGTGAAAACTACCGCAAACAGGCAAGGAAATACAAAGGCACCCGTAAGTTTCGTCGCAAGTTAGCGCCCACTAACATAGCCAAACTGCTCACTGTGCCACTCACCGGGCGCGAAGGCCGCAAAGAGTTCTCGGTGCCAACTACCAGCGCGATACAACTGACGCATCAAGACCTGCCAGTACCGCCGTTTGTGTTTGGGTTCTGGTTTTTTAACCGGCACATTGACCAGACCATGACCGCGCCCGTAGAGTTTAGGGAGTTTGTTGTAGGCAAATTCAAAGACCATGGGTATACACCCACTAAGAAAACCAGGTTTGCTACGACACCTTCGGTGTTCTCGCATTTAGCACCCAATATTCCGCACAAAATACCGAACAACTACCTTCTTGCGTCACCAGAACAAAGGCAAGAACTGCTTTCCGGGATTATGTGCTCCAAACCGCGCAAGTACAACAAAGAAACAGGCACATTTCGGTTTACTAGCAAGAATAGAATCATTGCACAACAGATTCAGTACCTTTCTGAGTCACTTGGTTGCAAAACTAGCGTGATGAGTGACGATACAAAGCACTACTACACCGTTTTTATACGAACCAAACTGCCTTTAGTACCTGGGCAAATTTTAAAGCCAATCAAAGTGCGCCAAATGTGGCGATTGATTGCTGATATTTATGAAATTACACCGCAGGCGTGTGTTCACATCGAGACTGATGGGAAATACAGCACATTCCTAGCCGGAGAAGGATTTATTGCATGTCTTTAACACCAGAAAAAGAACTTTTTCTAAAAGAATACCTTGAAAAGCGTAAAGCATGGCCAAAAGCCATGCGAGACCAAATAGCGTGGGAAGCTAAGTGGGCAATGCAGGCGCTACCACATCAAAGAGAACCCGATGACAACGAATATGACACATTCCTCATGTTGGCCGGCCGAGGGTCGGGTAAAACACACACTGCGGCTCATTGGATTGGTATTCGCGCTGCTACCTATGACAACACTCGCTGGCTTGTCACCGCCCCAACCTCTAATGATATTCGTGCAACTTGCTTTGAGGGAGACTCCGGTCTTCTCAATATCATACCCCCGAGTCTTATCCGAGATTACAACAAGTCCCTCTTTGAGATTACCCTTATCAACGGATCAATCATTCAGGGAATCCCCGCTTCCGAGCCAGAACGATATCGTGGTAAGCAATACCACGGAGCTTGGTTTGATGAGCTGTGCGCCTTCGATTATCTCGACGAAGCATACGATGGTGTCCAGTTCACTTTGCGACTTAAAGATCCTAGAATCCCGCGAGTTCAGCAAATCATCACCACCACCCCCAAGCCACGCGAAATTATCGTCGACCTTGCCGAAGGAAAAATCGGTGGCGACGTCTACATGGTCAACGCGTCCTCGTATGACAATCGGGCGAACCTCAGCGAAACATTTTTCAAACAGCTAGAGACTTACGATGGCACCGACATGGGCCGTCAAGAGATTTATGGTGAAATCCTTGATCCCGAGTCAACCGGTATCATCAAACGTAAACACTTTAAACTTTGGCCCGCCAAAAAACCAACTCCCACACTAGAGTACGTACTTGCCTCTTATGACCCGGCAACCTCTGAAAAAACTGTCAATGACCCGACAGCTTGCGAAGTGTGGGGCGTGTTCCAAGAGCTGGACGGCGGCATGTGCGCAATTCTTCTCGACTCTTGGGATGAACACCTTTCATATCCAGAGTTACGACGTAAAGTTATCAACGACTTCAAAGAGGTAGTATACGGTGCTGACAATGAGTTTGGTAAGGGCCGTAAGGCAGACCTCATCCTCATGGAAGACAAGTCTGCGGGTATCTCACTGATTCAAGAACTCCAAGGTTCTGGTGTGCCAGTGCAAGGATACAACCCCGGGCGCGCGGATAAAGTACAACGTTTGAACATTGTGGCCCCACTTGCTGCCAAAGGAAAACTTTATATTCCAGAAGACCCAGACCAAAAAGGCGAAGTGGCTTCTTGGGCAAAACGATTTATACGCCAATTGTGCTCGTTTCCTGAAGCTAAAGGGCATGATGACTACGTGGACGCGTTTTCCCAGGCTATGCGTATTTTGCGTGATACCGGCTGGATTCAGCTTGATCCACTGCCTGCGCGCGATTATGACTATGCAGATGATGATTCTCGCAAGCGTTTCTCTAATCCTTACGCCCAGTAGGGCGGAAACCCCGTATTTAGCGTATTAGTTAAAATAAGGCAGTCCCCAATTCTCATTGTTGCCATGTGGCAGCAATTCAAAATAATATATCTATGGCCAATCCACAAATACCGCTGCAAATGGGAGCTAATCTCCCCGGTCTTGACGATCGTGAGAAAGATGTTAAGCTCGCAACGCAACAAGACGCCGAAATGGATGAATACGAAGAAGCGTTAGGTTTAGATCCCGACGAAGTTGAAGAAGAAGTAATTGAACTTGATGACGGCTCTGTGGTTATCAACTACAAAGAAAAAGAAAGCCCGCTCAAGAATCCAGAGTTCTATGCTAACTTAGCAGAAGAGTTTGATGAAGGCATCCTTGACTCACTTGCAACCGAATACTTGGATTACATTGATGTCGATAAAGAAGCGCGCTCCCAAAGAGACAAGCAGTACGAAGAGGGTTTACGTCGCACTGGTCTGGGTAAGGACGCTCCTGGTGGCGCTACTTTTGATGGTGCTTCTAAAGTTGTGCATCCCGTCATGGCCGAGGCTTGCGTCGATTTCGCCGCATCATCAAGTAAAGAATTACTCCCGTCCGACGGCATAGTTAAATCAAACATTAAAGGCGACGACAACCGTTCTAAAGTTGATGTTGCAGAACGCAAATCCAACTTCCTTAACTGGCAGTTGTCTGAACAAATTGCTGAGTATCGCGATGAGATGGAGCAGCTGCTTACTCAGTTGCCACTTGGTGGCTCACAGTTTCTTAAATGGCGTTTTGACGAAGAACAAAAGCGTCCGACGTGTGAGTGGATTCCGATTGATAACATCATTCTTCCATATTCCACAACAAACTTTTATACATCACAGCGTGTAACAGAACAACAAGACATTACTGAAGATACGTATCAACAACGTATTGACGCAGAATATTACCGTGACCTGGATAACTACCAGTACACATCTGATGCACCACTAACAGACCAAACACAATCACAAAAAGCTAACGCTAAGATTGAAGGTAAGTCTGAGCCATCTAAGAACATTGACGGATTGCGCCGCGTTTACGAGATTACTTGTTTTATGCGTTTGGACGACGATCCACTTACGGATGGCAAACGCGCACCTTACACTTTAATCATTGATGAGTCTAGCAGTAAGGTGTTAGGCTTGTATCGTAATTGGGAATCAGGCGATGAGACACTCGAAAAATTGGATTGGTATGTTGAGTTCAAATTCATTCCTTGGCGCGGTGCTTATGCTATTGGCCTCCCCCATCTTATTGGTGGCCTCTCTGCTGCTCTTACTGGCGCTTTACGTGCTCTGTTGGATGCTGCTCATATCAACAACAGTCAGACAATGCTTAAGCTCAAAACTGGACGAGTTAGTGGACAGTCTGACAGGATCGAACCCACTCAAGTAATTGAAGTAGAAGCAGGACCGGGCGTTACAGACATTCGTTCAATTGCAATGCCAATGCCGTTCAATCCACCATCAAGCGTATTGTACGATTTGCTTGGTTGGTTAACTAACGCAGCTAAAGGTGTGGTTACCACTTCTGAAGAAAAGATTGGCGACGCAAATAGCCAGATGCCGGTTGGTACGGTACAAGCTCTAATTGAGCAAGGCGCTAAGGTTTATTCTTCTATCCATGCCCGTCTACATCGCAGCCAGGCAATGTCACTTAAAATTGTTTCTCGCCTTAATCACTGGTATTTGGCTGAGATGGACAATCAATCTGGTGAAGAAGTTGAAGTACGTGACTTTGCGTACAACAATGATATTCGTCCAGTATCTGATCCTAACATTTTCTCTGAAACACAACGCTTAGCTCAAAACCAAGCGCTGCTTCAGATGGCTTCAACCTCCCCTCCAGGGATGTTTGACATGCGCGCAATTTACAAGCGCGTTTTAAAGCAATTAAAAGTTGCCGATGCAGAAGAGATTTTACCGAACCCTTTAGGTGCAAGCGAATCCAATCCAGCATTGGAAAACGTATCAATGACTATGGGACGAGCAGCAGCTGCTTACCCAGATCAAGATCACATTGCTCACATTAAGGTTCATTTAGAGTATGCAAACAACCCAGCTTATGGTGGCAATCCTGTCATTGGCCCTGTGTTTGCTCCTAAAGCACTTGAGCATATTAAGCAACACTTAACACTGCACTACTTACAATCTATGCGCAACATGGTTGCTAAAGCAGCCGGCGGAAAAGATGTGTTGGAATTACATCAAGAAAAACCACTGGATCAAGAAGCACAAAAAGCATTGGCATTGGCATCGCAAGTTGTCAATCAAGATTCTCAGCAAGAACTTGGTCAGTATGTGCAACAGATTCAGGCATTAGCTCAAAAAGTACAACAAGGCAAAGAAGCACAGCAACAGTCTGCAGCTATGGCCGATCCAACAGCCGCAGCAATTGTCAAGACTCAGATGGCAGAAACTCAGCGCAAAACACAAGAAGCTCAGCAAAAGATGCAAGCCGAACTTCAAACCGCGCAACAAGACTACCAACTCAAAGTGGCAGAGTTGCAGCAAAAAGTTCAAGAACTTCAAGCCAAGTACTCTACACAGACCAACATCGATAATCAACGTAACGCTACCGATATTGCTATGGCCAATATCAACAACGCGGCAAAAGAGCGTGTAGCAATGATCAATGCTGGCGTACAAATGGATCAACAACAAGCTCAGTTAGAGCATGAGCAAGCTATGTCAGCAATCGACGCCATCCAGGCATCAGACGCAGACATTCGCCAACATGGCTTAGCTGTCCAACAACAAGCGTTCCAGGCCCAGTCTGATCAAGTAGCTCAACAAGCTGAAGCACAAAAACAAGCTGGATTAGCGCAACAGCAGCATGAGCAACAGATGATGCAACAGGGCGCGCAAGCCCAAGACCAGGCACTACAAACTGGTTTAGATCACGCGTCTACCCTAGAGCAAAACGATCAAACGCACCAACAAGCGTTAGAGCAACAAGCAGCAGCACCAACCCCAACACCCACTACAGGAGCATAATATGGCCGACCAAAAAGGCTTTCGTCAAACATACCAAGAAACCGGTAAATCATCTTCAGGCGGTGGCCCAGAAGATAAGACATTAGATAAAGGCGCATCAGGTTCCAAGCGCGCTAATAATGCAGTTTTGAACCAAAACAAGATGGCTAAGTCTAGCAAAGTTGGACCAGACAAGAATCTTAAAGATATTAAAGGTGGCAACTTTTATTAATAATTGGGGCGGATTTATTCCGTTCTACGTATTAGTAAAATTATGAAAGACATTATTAGTGAGATCATCGGTCGTGTAAAGACTGAGATAAAAGATCAAGCGGAAGCTGTCACCGCGGGAGTAAACATCAATTCTTTTGATGATTACAAACAAAGTATAGGCACTATCCAAGGACTGCAATTAGCCTTAGATATTGTCAATGAAATTTTAACGGAAAACGACGAAGATAACTCGTAAGAGTTTAGAAAGGTTGCCGTAATGGCGATTGATTTATATAGTAAAGATGAGCCGGATTTACGTTCAGAGCAGGAATGCTTTCCAGACGTAGACCCCGGTGTAGAGATTCTTGGTGATCGAGTACTTGTGCAGTTGCGCAGGGAAAAGACAACAAGTAAAGGCGGAATCATCCTAGTGGATGAGACCAAACAAACGTTAAGATTTAACGAGACAGTAGCTAAAGTAATCAATATTGGTCCACTGGCGTATAAAAGCCCAGATGACCTAACTCCTTGGCCAGAAGGCCCTTGGTGTAATGTTGGAGACTTAGTTCGTACTATTAAGTACGGCGGCGACCGATTCGTAGTGCAACCAGACGATGATGGCGCTCCGGTGGTGTTTATTACACTACAGGCGCGTGAAGTGATCTCCAAGATCAAGTCATTCGAGGCAGCACAAAAAATGAAATCGTTTGTAGACTAACTTTGTAGAAAGTATATATGGCAGATAAAGACGTTCCTATCAAGGAACAAGCAGACGGCTCAGTTTTGGCCAAGGTTGAAGTCCCAGAGGGCTTTGACGAAGAAGAAGGCGTAGAAGTAGAACTCAAAGAAGGTGGCAGCGTAGACAGTAATGATTCCGAAGAGGAACAAGCTGGCGACGACGAAGCAGCTGACGAGGGTGAAACAGACGACGAGCGCGAAAGAATCCGTGAAGCTAGACGTGAAGAACGTAAGCTAAAAAAGGAACTTCAAAAGCAACGTGAAGCCTCAGCAAAACACAAGATCAGCGCATTAGAGCGCCGTAATGAAGACCTAGCAAGACGTTTAGCAGCAGTAGAAAATACTGCAGCATCTTACCAGTTTGCACAGATTGACAAGTCTTTAGAAGACGAAGCAACCCGTGTAGAGTATGCTAAGATGAAGATGGTCCAAGCAGCCCAAGCTGGTGATGTAAACGCCCAGATGGAATACTTGGAGCAACTTACAGATGCTAAGCAACGCTTGCAACAAGTTCAGCATTACAAAAAAGAACAACTCGACGCTGCAAAGAGTCCAAAACAGAATGTTCCTAATCCGACAACAACTGAAGTGCAACAAAATGCAACTAAGTGGTTAAAGAAGAACTCCTGGTTTGACCCACAAGCTAGAGATACAGATAGTAGAATTGCCAAAGTAGTTGACCAAGAACTCGCTGCCGATGGTTGGGATCCAAGTGATTCTGAGTATTGGGAAGAGTTAGATAGTCGTTTACAATCCCGTTTGCCCCACCGCTATACAGCAAAAGGCACACAAACACGCAGAGCAAACCCATCCGCTTCTAGCAGGGTTTCAAACGCAGGTGCATCAAAGCCAGGAACTATCACCTTGAGTAAAGCTCGAGTGGATGCAATTAAAGATGCTGGCGCATGGGACGATACAGATAAACGAAACAAAATGATCCGTGCTTATGCACAGTATGATCGTGAAAATAAAGGTTAATTAAAATGGCAAATACAAGAATTAAACGCGATGTCGAGGACCGTTTGGCCGATCGTGTACAAGAAACTAAAGAGCGGATCGCATCAGAAGATCCTGCAAACCAAAGTAAGCGCGAACGTGCAGAAGCGTTCAGAGATAAATGGCAAAATAGCGCGTTGCCAGACTTGCCAGCGGGGATTATCCCTGGCTTCCATTTGTGCTGGTTATCTACCACAAATAATTATGACAGTATCGACAAACGCGTAGCATTGGGTTATGAACCAGTTAAAGCCTCCGATTTAGGAAAAGGCTTTGAAGGACTAGGTAAAATGAGCTCGGGCAAGTTTGAAGGCTGTGTTAGCTGTAACGAAATGGTTCTCTTCAAACTTCCAGAAGAAATCTACCAAGAAGTGATGCGCATGATGCACCTAGAGGATCCGCTAGATCATCAACGCAACATTACATCAAGTGTACGTCAAAGTGCACAAGAAGGTAAGGGCGGACGCTCAATTCTTGACGGTGGGCATTTGGAAATGGAAAAAGAGGCCGCAAAGGCGAATAGTAATATCCGCTTCGATTAACATTCTTCAAAAATTCAAAAGGAATAATAATACATGTCTACGACATACCTTCCCTTTGGTCTGAAGCCTGCCTACCACCCAAGTGGTCTGGATCGTGCAACTCAGTTTGTCGGTACAAACAGCTTCCAAGCTGCTACCGACAATTCTTACACTGCACCTTACGGTCTCACAACTGGTCAGTCTTTCTACCAATATCAACCAGTAGCAATCAACTCATCAGGTCAATTGATCCCTGCTCCTACATTAGCCGCAACCGGCCGTATGTTTGGTGTTTTTGATGGTGTTGAATTTACCGACTCACAAGGTCGTCGTTCAGTAGCTAAATGGGCTTCTAAGACTACTCTTGATGCTTCTACACAAATCATTTTCTGGATCTTCAGTGACCCACAATTGGTTTACGAAGCTCAAGTTAATGGTTCAGTAGCAACTACAGCTATCGGCAAAGAGTACGATTTTGACGCAACAAACACACCTTTAGTAGGCACATCTATCGGCAACGGTGGCGCTGGCTTCTCTAATACAGCTTTGGCTGCTTCACCAGTTGCTACTGGTGCGCAAGGTCAAGTTAAGGTTGTTGGCTTGGGTCGTGAAGTAGCATTCCCATCAGGCAATACAAACGCCTGGGCAGATACTTACACAATCGTCCAAGTTCAAATCGCCGATAGTCAATTAGTCGCTCCGTCGATCTCGGTTTAATAAATAACGAAAGAAAGGTAATAAGCAATGGCAACTCCAATGCGTAGTACGGACTTTCGTGCGGTAGTCGAACCGATTATCAACGAAGTCTTTGACGGTGTTTACGAACAACGTGCCGACGAGTGGAAAGGATTTGTAGAACAGATCCAAGGTATTCCACGTAACTATCACGAAGAAGTAATGCTCTTCGGTATGAATGCTGCACCTGCCATGCCTGACGGTACTCCTGTTAGCTATGACCAAGGTGGTACATTGTACATCACCCGTTTCATCTACCAAATCTATGGCTTGGCTTATGCCTTGACCAAAGTTTTGATGGAAGACGGCGATCACATCCGTATCGGTTCTACCTTCGCTAAACACTTGGCTCAGTCTATGATTGAAACCAAGGAAACCTTGTGCGCTAACTTGTTGAACTTCGCGTTCACAACTGGCTACACTGGTGGCGACGGCGTGACTTTAATCAATACAGCTCACCCTGTAGCTAACGGTTTGACATACAGCAACAAGCTATCAACGCCTGCTTCATTGTCACAAACTTCTGTTGAGCAAATGCTCATCCAGATCCGTGGCGCTATCGACAACAACGGTAAACGTATTCGTCTGAAGGCAGAACAATTAGTTGTTCCTCCTGCACTCGAGTTCCAGGCTGAGGTTATCCTCAAGTCTGTTCTCCGTTCCGGTACAGCTGACAACGATTTGAACCCTATCAAATCAACAGGCATGTTGCCTAAAGGTACACACGTGGTTACACGTTTGTCCTCTAGCAAAGCCTGGTTTGTACAGACCGATGCAGAAAATGGTCTCATGCTCGTAATGCGTCGTCCAATGGAGAAATCCATGGAAGGCGATTTTGAGACTGACTCCATGCGTTATAAGGCTACTGAGCGTTATGCTACAGGTTGGCACGATGCGCGTAACCTGTTTGGTACTCAAGGCGTTTAATCAAAAACTACCAAAAGTAGTGTATTTGAACCCCAGGTATAAAACCCTGGGGTTTTTTGCTTTTTAGGGCGCATTTTACCCTATTTGCGTATTAGTTAAAATAAGGAAGATAATCCCATTCTGACCGCCGACACTTCCCGGTGAGACGACTTAGAGACAGCTTGGGATACCCACTAAGATAAGGAATTAAACATGTCATCAACTTTTACCTCGCCGATTCGCATTTTCAAGCGTAACAACCCAACAAACGACGGTACAATCGCCCCAGACAACACCGGCGCAGCTCGTGTATCACAACAGAGCTATATTGCTCCTATTACAGCAACTACTTCTGGCGCTGTACTACTTCCAACTTATGATGTTGGTTCAACAACTGTAACCCCATTCGTATTGCCAGCGGGCTCTATCATTGAGAACGTTAAGTTTTATGAAACAACTATTCCTTCAGCTTTGACTGGTGGCGTTGTTACTGTTAACTTAGTTACAACAAGCCCAACAGACGGCTCATTGACAACTACAGCTATCGGTACAATTACCCCAACAGCAACTAACGGTGGTGTTATCTCTATCGCTTTTGCTACCACTGCGGCTGCTACAGCCTTGTTAGCAAACATTGGTACATTGGACGCAACATTGACATTTAGCCAAGCTACTATCAGTGCTATCACTGGTACATTGGCTGGTACATTCACTGCTGAATACACTGCACGTAACGCTGACGGCTCTACATCCGCATACGGTTCTGGTTACACTAACAGCTAATATTGACGGCGGGGCAACCCGCCTCCTTTAACTTTTAGGAGAAAACCATGGCTAACGCCTACAATCCGTACACAGCCCCACCCCATTCTGTAACCGTCCAAGGTGCCTATGAGCCCTTTGACTTGCAAGTTTCACGCAGTCAAATCATGGGCCATTCGGTTCAAAATATCTATGGCTACCAATCCGCTGTAACAACATCAAATATTCCTCTTTGGGAAAACGTTGCTGTTTATGTGTATCCTGTATCTGCTACTTCTATGAATTTAGTAAGTAGCAACGCAAGCGATACAGCCACTATTTTAATTAGCGGTTTAAATGCAAGTTTTGCTCCAATTACTGAATCTGTAGTTTTAACCGGAACAACCCCTGTTGCAACAGTTAATTCGTTTATTCGTATTAACAACATGCAAGTTAGTGTCGGTAGTTCAACTAACCCAGCTGGAACTATTACATTAAAAGATCCAACAAACACAACAACCTACGCTCAAATTAACGCAGGTATTGGCCGCACACAGATGTCTATTTTCACTGTGCCAGCTGGTTACACTTTCTATTTGAGCCGCGTTGATTGCAACTCATCTTTTAACGGCAACAACGTAAACTACGTAACTTACAAGAATTATAACGTAAGTTCTGCAGGAGTTGTTACAGTAACTCAACAATCTCCGTTTACTGCTTGGTACCACGCCCAACGTGTAATGCCACGTGCATTTACTGAAAAAACTGATATTCAATTTCAGTTCCAAACCAGTGCTGGTACGGCGGCGGTAAATTGTTCTGTTGAAGGTTGGTTAATTAAAAACGATAGTCAGTCAGCTTAAGGCACTAGATGCCTGTCTACCTTGACACCCGAGGCAATTCTGTTCTATCTATAGCGGTCTGTGACCGCTGTAATAGAAAGTTTGGCTACACAGAACTCATGCCCGATCCCAATTTTCCAGGGATGCGGGTGTGCAAGGACGACCTAGATCAGTTCGACCCATGGCGCTTGCCTGCGCGTCAAACTGAAAACATTGCTCTACGCTTTCCACGCCCAGACGTTTCTATTGCTCTTCGTCCAGATCAGATTATGACAGACGGTGGCTTTACTCAAGGTGCTGATTCATTCTTCATCGAAGGCGTTCCTCCTGCAGGCGGCGCACAGGGCGACTTGAACAGAGCCAGCAACGTGGCACCATCGCCACAAATGCTCAATCCGTTTATTTACACAGTAACACCAAGCACTGGCCCACAGGCCGGTGGCACACCAATAGTAATCATGGGTGCTAACTTTACCGACGTAGCAACAGTTAGAGTCGGTGGAGCTTTAGCAACATTCACATTGATCAATTCCACAGAGATCCACGCAACTACTCCAGTATACCCAATCACTGGTACTGTTGACGTGAGCGCTACTTCCACGTTCGGAACAGCAACTCTGCATGGTAGCTTCACATACACCTAATAAAATAAATGTCAGATCAGCCGATAACTAGACTACCGGTTGCCACCACTTTAACAGGTGATGAGCAAACGGTAGTTGTACAACGTGGTGTAACAAAACAAGCGTCTGTTTCTCAGATCGCTAACGCTGCCTCGCCTGGCAAACTCATTACCAATATTATTTATAACCCAGCTACGGGTTATTTAACAATTTATTACAGTGACGGATCAACAGAAGTTGTTGGCCCTGTCTCTGGCTCATCTGGTTTTTCTGGACTATCTGGCTACAGTGGTCTGTCTGGCTACAGTGGTGCGTCTGGTATTTCTGGGTACTCTGGTAAATCTGGTTTTTCTGGCATTTCTGGATACTCAGGTATGGGCACATCTGGATTCTCTGGCTTTTCTGGCTACTCTGGTTTTTCTGGTTTATCAGGATCTGTTTACATCGGTGCAACACCTCCCCCATCCCCAGGCGCAGGCTCAATGTGGTGGGATGATGTGTATGGTAAGTTAAAAATTTATTACTGTGACATTGATGGCTGCCAGTGGGTAGACTCAATTATGGGTACCGCTGGTTTCTCTGGATACTCTGGTATCTCGGGCTACAGTGGTTCTGGTATCTCTGGCTACAGTGGTATTTCTGGCTACAGTGGGTCTGGTATCTCTGGCTACAGTGGTATTTCTGGCTACAGTGGTATTTCTGGCTACAGTGGTATTTCTGGCTACAGTGGATCCGGTATCTCTGGCTACAGCGGTATCTCTGGCTACAGCGGTATCTCTGGCTACAGCGGTATCTCTGGCTACAGCGGTATCTCTGGCTACAGCGGTATCTC